CACTCTGAAGGATTCCCGCCGCCTGTGGTCTTGGAAGGCCAAAGATGGAGTCGCTTTGTCAGGTGTTGCTCAATTCGGTTTGAAAGATGGATCGAGTAAAGTTGACGTAGTTAATCCTGAAATCTATTTGACTGGCGTATGCGAACTGATCCCGGTAGCCTCGGGCGTTAAGGAGTCTATCAATGGCTACAAATAAGACCTGGCGCTCCGGCTACGGCGACGGCTCCGGCGACGGCTCCGGCTACGGCTACGGCTACGGCTACGGCTCCGGCGACGGATCAGATTAATAACAGCGCCTTCGGGCGCTTCTCTCTAGGAGCCTGAAATGTTCGAACGATTCCGCCAACAGTTAGCAGAGATTCGCCGTCCTCGCCAGGAAACAGATGAACATGAAATGTGCGGTGACTGGCAGGAGCAAGGTTACAAGTCGCTTTCTGATGAGATTAATCGTGGAGGTGGGGAAGTGGCTGTATATGTGTTTGGACTGTTGTTTGCGGCATCGGCTTTGATGGCTATTTTGTGCGAAGTTTTGGAGTGGCTGCAAAAGTAGTTATTGACTCGTAGAAAGTAGTTGTTTAGAATCGCTTCATCGGTGGTGGGCACTGATGGTTGAACGGATCACTCAAAGCGCTTCGTTCTCTCCTCTCAAGCGGTTAAATCCGCAGTTAGCCCACCTAACGAGAGCTGAGAGAACAAAGCGCTTTTTTTGTTTTACGGCCTGAACTCCATCACCGATTTGACTTCATTAGACGCCACTCGGCACCGTACTGAAGTTGAAAGCGCTACGGGGATCTGTTGAAAGCGCAACTGAGAAGAGTCGGGGTAAAAGCCCATCAGAGAACCAGCAACGGGGCCTTTCAAGAGGCGTAATCTCTGAATCGAACGAAGCTTGAACTGCGTTAGGCCGATGAAAGGTGAAGATGATTCCTCACTGGATATCGTTGATTTGACTAGGTGTTGTCTTTTACGGCAACCCTAGGCGAGTCATGACCGAGTCGAGGACTCAGAATCAAGCCTCTTGGATACTCTCTCTAGTAAATAGTAAGTAAGGAGAATGAAATGGATAAAAGCTTGGAAGAACTAGAAAAGGTTGTAGATCAAACGCGTCAACGATATGAAGCACTTGGTATGGCTAACACTTTTGGGCTGACGACTGAAAAACGGATCATGCTTGATATTAACTATCGGCAGGCACAAAAAGAGTTCAATCAAGCCATGTCGGATTATTACAACGCCATGCAAAATCACATGGCACGAAACACTGGAGGCTTCAATGACGCTTGACCAATTGAAACAAGTAAAGCAAGACCTGGCTGACAAGATGATTGTTTCTCCGGGTACATGGGTTAAGGTGCTAGATGCAGCGATTGAAGGAGCTACCTCACGGAAAGTGCCGCTGAATTTGCTGTATGAGATAGGAAATGAGTACACGATGTATAGCGGGGAGTATATGGATGCCGGTGCTATTGATGCGATCGCAACACACTTGTTGGATATTTATCGGATTGAACCGCGATGATACAAATCATGAAAATTGACGCGGCCCGAGAGCGGGAATTGCACCAAGCCTACCTTGATCGCAAGTTTCCTATGCCTCCCAACATCTGGAGGCCAACACTTACTAAAGAACAGGAGGAGCAGCAGAAGAAAGATGTTGAAAGCGGACTAATTCCGTTCTAGACTTGCAGTTCAAACCATTTAAACCAGTAACAACCAAAGGAAAACCATGAGCATCGCCACCCTCATTATGGGCGAGTCCGGTACGGGCAAGTCCACCTCTCTCCGCAATCTTGATCCAGCTGATACGCTGTTGATCCAGGCAGTAAAAAAACCTCTCCCTTTCCGCTCTCCAAACTGGAAGCCTGTTTCGTCTGAAGGCGGAAATATCCTTGTCACTGACGACAGTGCAAAGATCGTTGCTGCAATGCAGAAAACTAAGCGCTCAATCATTGTCATCGATGACGCTCAGTACATTTTGGCGAACTCATTCATGCGCCGAGTTCTCGACCATGAAACCGGCAATCAAGCGTTCGCTAAATACAATGAGATTGCACGCATGGCTTGGGATATCTTCATGTGTGCATCCTCTCTGCCTGAGAACAAGCGCGTGTACATTCTGAGCCATACAGAAACGAGCGAGGCGGGCCGAACGAAAATCAAGACTATTGGAAAGCTTCTGGACGACAAAATCGTTTTGGAGGGCCTTGTAACGATCGTCTTGCGCACTCTTCGCATCAATGAATCCTACATCTTCGCTACACAAAACAGCGGTAGCGATACAACTAAATCGCCTCTCGGTTTGTTTGAAGATGAACATATCGAGAACGACCTAGCAGCAGTAGACAAAGCCATCGTTGAATACTATGGCATCAACCACCCAACCAAGGAATAACCATGTACCAACTCAATACTGAACTCGCATCCAAAGCTGACACCATCGGTGCATACATCAACGACACGGGCAAGTATGTAGGCAAGTTCATCCGCGCTGAGAAGCTGGTCAGCGCGAACAAAGGAACGCATGGCATCGGCTTTACGTTTCAAGCTGATGACAACCGCGAATGCCGCTTCGATATCTGGACGATGCGTGAGAATAACGAACCACTGCAAGGCCTGAATCAGATCAATGCTTTGATGGCGTGCCTGAAGGTTCGTGCACTGACTGAATCCGTGCGTAATGTGAAGAAGTGGCACGATGGCAGCGAGCAAGTAATGGCTGCTACCTGCTTTAGTGAACTGATGGACAAGCCTATCGGCCTTCTGTTACGCGCTGAAGAGTACGAGAAGATGCAGGACGGTTATGCTACTGGCGAATATGCATGGCGCATGGGCCTGTTCGCTGTCTTCCAGGCTGGCTCCGAACTAATGGCATCGGAAATCCTGTCTCGCAAGACAAAACCCGAACAGCTTGGTAAAGTTATTGGTCTGCTGGCAGATAAGCCACTGAAAAAGAAATCGGGCCAAACTGGCCCAGCTTCAGCCAAGCATGCAAATGATCCAACGCCATTCCAAGAAAATGATCTGTCTGATTGCCCATTCTAATCATGGATACCTTCGAACTAGAAGAAGCCATGCGCCTGATGCGTGACGAATGCGTACGCATGCTATTAGATAATGTTGACCTTGTGCAGAGCAATGGTCATGTCGCAGAAGCTAAAGCACGGCGTCACTTTGCCGAACGGATGAAGACAATCAATCCTTCGGTGATCCTGGCTAACGCTGGCAAGAAAGAGCCTGATCCTAATAGCCAGAAAGCATTTGAAGCTGCAGCACCAGAGTTCCACCTGAACACAATGCGTAAGCCATACGATAACTACCCAAAGGGATACTACATGTATCCAGTGACTAACCAGTCATGGGAGCTATGGCAAAGAGCAGTGCAATGGGCTGATGGTCGGAATACGTAAAACAACACTCCCGCTTCGGCGGGATTTATTTTGCCTGGGTACTTGCAAATGCGACTGACTATGATACTATACACACATGACAACTACGAATGTACGGAGGGTTGAATGACCAGGGGTAAATCACAAGCTGTTAAGGATGCAAGCGAATACATGAACCTGCATCCAGAAATCAGCCCGCAAGTAATTGCATTGAAATTTGGACTGAATATCGCTACTGTTTATCGCATTCGTGCAGAACAAAAGGCAAAGGAGCAGAGCCATGACTAAGCCTATCTTCAAGTTCAAAGTATCAAATAAAAACTATCGTCCTACGATTGAGAAAGTAGAAATCGTTCGCGAAACGAATGCTTGTGTTTTTTTGCCAAGCAATTTTGGCGGGTCGCCACGCAGAGAATCGAAATCTTCTGATTGGGCCAATTATTTCGATACTTTTGATCAAGCAAAAGATTTTCTGATTTCGCATTGGGAGAAGATTTTAGAGTCAAAACGTCGTTCTTTGGAATCTGCAAAAGGAACTTTTGGTAATGTCAAAGGCATGAAGGAGTCAAATCCATGACTGACTTCGACCCATACAGCCAGAAGATCGCCGACGTCTGCGCATTAATCCGCCAACACGGTAAATGCGAAGAATGGGAACTATTCAAGAACTCTGAGCGTGGCCTGGAAGTGCTTTGTGCGATTGTTGATGCGGTGAGGGCAGAAGCCAAAGCAGCAGTGCCGGGAGGAATGACCCACGTTGGCATGTTGGCACTGGGCTGCGTGGAAGGCGATGAACTGAGCGCGTGGGACATCGAACCAGACAACAAGGTCATCGACGCCCTGCAGTTAGATCTGGTGCGCACGTCCGCCGACGTTCACATGATCCTTTACGCCGCCCCTCATCAACAGGAGCCGAAATGAAAATGGCAAAGGCAAGCAAACAAGACATCGATGCTGCTGGTGATGCGATGTCTATTCTGATCGCCATTGACCGTGGCGATTACCCGAAGGCTGAAGGCCAAGAAAATGTACCTGACTGGTTCGATGAAGACGACCCAGAACACCTGCGCCGCTTCTATGACGCCATGAAAGCAACGCTCGACGCTGGCCCAGGCTGGCCCGGTCGCGTCATCGGTGGCATGTGCTACGTGATCCTCTACGAGAAGAACGAGATCATCGACCATGACAGCGATGTAATCGAACTGCATCCGCGCCTCGTCGCAATGGAGAAGGACGCAGAACGCTATCGCTGGCTGCGCGACACTGGAAGCTTCCCGGCTGCCGTATGGGAAGCCCTCGAAGGCTTCGGCTCCGACACTTCGGAGGGTTATGGCAAAGGCATGGATGAAGCTATCGACGCTGCTATGGCCGCCACCCAACCATCTAAGGAAGAATAATGGACAACCTGAAACAACGTGAGCAGGAACTGGAAGCCGAAGCGGAGCGCATCAACGCTGGCCGTAAGCCAAAGTTCGGCGATCTGATGCGCAATCCTTGGGCAAGCGAGACTAACCCTATCCGTGATGGATATTTCGTCCGCCAGAATGGCACCGGCAACCGGGCCACATTTGAATTCACCGACCGCAATGGCAAATTCTGGGAAACCAGCACGAAATACGCATTCTTCCTTGATGCTGCCACCTCTCCCGCTCCGGCAGTAGTGCTAAGCCCGGAGGCTGTGCAGAAAGGCATGATGGCGTTGCTTCGGTGCAGCGCGAGTGAATTGGAAGATTACTCCGAAACGCTTTATGCGGACTATGAGGCAGACGTGCGTCGAGTAGCTGAAGCCATTCTTTCTAGCGCCACGCCTAAGAAGCACCACGACGATTTCGCGGTAGACCTGTTTGCAGCCACCATGAAGGCCAAGATGGCGGCGAGCCGAGTGAAAGGGCGTGGCGGCTGGGACAAGCCTAATGAATGCGACGTTGAAGACCTGGCAGCTATGTTGGTACAGCACGT